CTATTGCACGCCGCAAGCCTTTTTCGACGCGCTGAACCGGGAATTTCATTTCACCCTTGACGCGGCGGCAACGGCAAAAAGCGCGAAATGCCCCACATACTACACGCCCGAAACCGACGGGCTGAAAAGCCCGTGGAAAGTTGCGGGGGGGGGTGCTGTATTCTGCAACCCTCCATACGGGCGCGAAGTTGGCAAGTGGGTTCGCAAAGCCTATGAGGAAGCGCAGGGCGGCGCGACCGTCGTTTTGCTGATTCCGGCCCGGACGGACACAACATACTTTCACGACTACATATACGGGAAAGCTGAAATCAGGTTCATTCGCGGGCGGTTGCGCTTCACCGATGAAGAGGGCAACGCATACGCCCCCGCCCCGTTCCCGTCAATGGTGGTTGTCTACAATGGAGAAAAGGAGGTTCAGACGTGAAAGCCTACACGGTATATCAGCCCTACGCATACGCGACCGTTGCGGGGCTGAAACATTACGAAACCCGCCCGCAGCGGACAAGCATTCGGGGCCGCGTCGCGGTTCATGCGGGGAAAGCAGAATTGAAGCGTGCAACAATGGGGCTTTCAGATAATGAATTTTGGGGCCTTATGCAAGCCGTCGGCGGGAAAACGGTATTGCCGCTGGGCGCAGTTGTCGGCACGGTTGAAATTGTCGATTGCGTCCCCGTGGAAGAGATCATGCACAAACTGACCGAGCGGGAGCGGGTGCTGGGCGACTATTCGCCGGGGCGGTTCGCATGGGTGCTTCAAAACCCCGTTATGTTCGACAAGCCTATTCCGGCCCGCGGCAAGCAAGGCTGGTGGAATTGGGAGGGGGACGCGGAATGAAACTGAAAAAGGTTGTCGCCCTATGCAATAAA